CAGAGCTTTCAGACGTATTGAAAATATACCTTTAGAGGATGAAGCTCTTAAAAGATTAGTAGTGGAGAGTGGAGTAAAAGAAAGTTATTTTAAGGCTATTAAAACAGCTATTAAGTATTTTGAAGAGGTTGAGGAGTATGAGAAGTGCGTAGTGCTTGTTAAGCATTTAGATTTTTTTTATAAGGACCGTTGACTTTTTGGAAAAAATTTATTATCTTTTAATTATTAATTAAATAATAAAGATTAGAAATAGAATAATAACTAAGAAGTAATAATAACAAATATTAAAAAATAATAATACAAAATTATGAGAAACCGCAATCTGTACTTTGCAAAAATTGAAAGCATTGAAGGTAAAATGAAGACCCTTCAAATGATGGTTAAAATGAATCAACCTATCCAAGACTTCATCGTAACTGCTCAACAAATAGAAGATCTTTTACAAGATATGAAAGATATGATTTCAAGAGAGGTTATTTCACCTAACGAGATTTAATATGTCTACAACTAAACACTTAGTACTTACTGCTGAGCAGTTGTTGGAGAATTGGGAGAAGTTCCTAGGTAATGTTGATAACTACATCACCGGAGAAAGAGGGAAAACTCTCAAAGCTTTCTACGAAGAATATGCTGAGAGGTTTGTAACTCTACCTGCTTCTCATAAAAGTGATTATCATAATTGTTTTGCTGGAGGTTATGTAGAGCATGTTAATAGAGTGGTGGATGCTGCTCTTAGCTTACATGGAGTTTGGAAAGACTTCGGAGCTGAGGATTCATACACCGTCGAGGAATTAGTATTTGCAGCTCTTAACCACGACTTAGGTAAGTTTGGAGATTTAGAACATGAATCAGTATTTCCTAATGACAATGATTGGGAGATTAAGAATAGAGGAATGTTATACAAATTCAATCCAGATCTAACCTTCATGACTGTTCCTGATAGAGGTCTGTGGCTACTTTCTCAGCTAGGAATCAAAGTTACAATTAATGAAATGCTAGGTATTAAATTACATGACGGATTGTATGACGAAGCAAACAAACCTTACTATATTTCATATCTAGAAGATCGTAAGTTGAAAACATCACTTCCGTTTGTTTTACACCAGGCAGATTTACTAGCAGCCCGAGTTGAGTATGAAAATAGAGATAAAACACCCTCAACACCTACCAAGCCTAAAACACTAACTAAGAAAGAGCCGATGAAAACCAAAGCTCTATCATCGGTAGGATCGGATAGTTTAAAAAATGTAATGAATAATTTTTTCGAAAGCTAATGGGAATAATTATAGGAATATTAACAGGCCTGCTAATCGTAGCAGGTTTTGTTATTTGGAATCTTCTAATCAAAGTAGAGAAGCAAGAAGATTTAGTTGAAAGATATCAACAATATCTCACATCCGTAGATAGTGCAATTAAGTTAAGTTCAAAGAGACTTAAAGAGATTGACGTTAGAGGGATGTTTAGTTCCGATGATGAGATAGGTTGGTACTTTTCACAAATAAAAGAGATTCAAGAAATCTTAGATGATTTTAAGTTGAAAATGTAATGGCACAATCTAAAAACTATTTTACACAGGAAACGGAAGACGCCATTGTTTTGTACAATCTGACAGAGGACACCCCCACTAGGGATAAGATTTATAATCAAAAAATCAAATACGCCTTTTTTAAACTAACAGAGAATATAATTCACACGTATAAGTTTTACTATACGGAAAACGAATCCCTAGACGACGTACAACACGATGTAACTACCTTCCTACTATCAAAGCTTCACCTATTCAACCCTGAAAAGGGAGCAAAAGCCTACTCGTACTTTGGTACGATAGCAAAGAGGTATTTGATTATGGTAAATACTAAAAACTATAAACGTAGAATCGATAAGGTAGGTGTATCAGAGGTGGAGGATAGTTATGAACATAGTTATGATATAACAGCTGATACGGACGAAGATCTAAATCTTCCTTACTTTATAGATCAGTTTGTAGAGTTTACAACTGATAATCTATACACGCTGTTCGAAAAAGAAGAGGATGCAAAAATAGCAGATGCTATCCTCCAGCTGTTTAAGCAGAGAGGTAAATTGGACATACTTAATAAAAAAGCATTATACATCTATATCAGAGAGCAAGTAGACGTCAAAACTCCTAAAATTACTAAAGTAGCAGGTGAACTACATAAACTATTCAAAGACTCTTATATACGTTATATAGAGGAGGGTTATATTAAATTTTAACAATTTTCATATTTATTTGAAAACATAACCATGAATACGTTAGAAAGTATAGTTTTTGGAACAAAGAAATTTTCTGATATCCTAGAGGAGATCTATAACAACTCCAAAGCAAAAGAGAAGCAGATAGCAGCCTTAATATCAGAATTAAAACCCCTAATTAATGATATAGGTGATGCTACACTTGTAGTTCCTCTAATTAAAGAATATATGGAGGTAGGAGTTAAGAACGATGAGCAACTTATAAAAATGGCAACCATTGTTCAAAGAGCTTTGAATAACAACTCTGGAGGAGATGATAATTCCTTTGGTATGTCTGAAGCTGAGAAGACACAATTGCTAGAGCAAATCCAACAATATAATCCTGGATCTTAATGGCAACTCTGTACGGTATTGGAGGACTAAACTCACGATTAAACGCAAGCGCTCAAGGGCAGTTTACTACTAAACTATCACAAGCTGTTCAAGGAACGATTATTGTAGGTAGGGTTAAATCTATAGTGCTTGAGAGTACACATCCTAGATTTGACGAAGTAGGAGGATGGAATGGCTTAGGTGCTATAGAATTTGATTCAATTATATTACCATATAGCCAAACAAATTCTCCAATTGCTAAACCAGTACTAAGTAATACAAAACTCTACCCACTAGTTAATGAGGTTGTATATTTAATATTACTACCAAACTCAAACCTGGGAGAAACAACAGGAGCATCCCAATATTACTACATAAATCCTGTAGCACTTTGGAATCACCCTCACCATAACGCATACCCAGCAAATCCAGACAATAGACCACCTGAACAACGCAAAGATTACATACAAACAAGCTTTGGATCCGTAAGAAGGATAACAGATAATAGTTCTGAGATAAGTTTAGGTAATACTTTCAAAGAGAGGGCCAACATTCACCCACTCCTTCCATTTGAGGGAGATTACATATTAGAAGGTAGGTGGGGAAACTCCATTAGATTAGGTAGCACTGTCTTAGGAGTTAATAATTGGTCAACATCCGGAGAACAGGGTGATCCAATTACGATAATAAGAAATGGACAACCGCAAACAGCAACTGAAGAAGGGTGGATACCTATCCAAGAGGATGTAAATCAAGATAGATCAACAATTTACCTAACGACATCTCAACAGATTCCAATTCAACCCTCAATTACATCACCAAGCAGTTATGACATTCCACCAACAGCTACCAACTTATTCACAGGACCTCAAATTATACTAACATCAGACCGCTTAGTATTAAATTCAAAAAAAGATAGCATACTCCTATCAGCTAACACATCTTTAGGGTTGGCAGGACGAAGTAGTGTCAACATAACGAGTAGGAAAAGTATAGTTTTAGATAGCCCTAATATTAGATTAGGAAGCACAGCTGCGAAAGAGCCTTTACTAAAAGGACAACTCACAACAGACTTATTAAAAACACTAATAAACAATCTTAATGAGTTTATGAAAGTTTGTCAAGATCAAGCAGTTCCTATTCCTAATCAAAATCCAATACCTCTCACTAAACTCAACCAAGCTTCGATACAAATGTCGCAAGTGCTAGAAGGGCTACTGGAACAAGTGGATCAAATTAAATCACAAACTAATTTTACCACCTAATGTCAACATTTACATATACAATAGCATTGAGAGATAACGCCACAAACCTATACGTTACCTCATCAATAATAGCACCCTTCTACCCTCCAACATCACAACCCTTCTCAGCATCCATAGTAGATAACACATACGTCATACAAACAGACTCATCGACCTTCACAGGCTTGAATGTTGACCGTTCAACTAACGGCATCGTATACCGAACAGCAAACGGCAGAATAATAACAATTTTTAGAAACAAGCAATCACTATTCGAACCAGTATTAGAATATCCACCAGGGATAGGCATAGAATTCATAGCATCATCGCAGACACTTAAATTTTCACTTTTTCAATATCTATCAGATACTCTTACAATCTTTACACCTCAATTCGTAGCAGAAATTTTAACAGAGTTCGAAAAAGAACAAACTAACCGCACCGGAGCTCGAGCAACCACGTACGAAGCAACAGATATAATATTAGTATCGGGAGGCATACAACCACCCACCAATGGATTTAGAATAAAAACACCAGGATACTCAGACTTAACTATTTTTGCAGAAACCCAAACAGGTGTCCCAATTAAACCTGTACAAGGATCCATTGATCTAGGAGTACAAAGAGTACAGCGAGTACAAGCGGATACGGAAAAAGAAGTTACATCCTTTCAACAAGTAGATAGTACAGCAATAAACGCAAACGCTCCTTCACAAGAGAGAGCTAAAGGCTTGGATAAATTAGGGCAGATTCTACAAAAGAAGGGAGCAACACTTCAGAAGACATTAATCAAAGCTATAGTAGCACAAATAACAGCATTTGGAATTTCGAACATAAAAGAGTTAATAGAAGGTAAAATAGATATTAGCAAGCTTCCTAGGATTTGTCCAACACAGCAAAAAATTCTACAATTAATAGCACTTCGCGATAGATACACAACACAACTCAATACGTACTACACCAACATAACAGGTCTATCCAAGGGACTGACAGGGACACAGCAAGTCAGCGAGGCAATAGCTACTGTGATAACAATAACATCAGCAACTAGACAAGCTGCCAACGCTGCACTAGCATTCGTACCTCTAACACCAGGGGCAGTTCCTTCTAGCATCAATATTTTAAAAGATTTAGAAGATATCATTAAGCCTAGATTGGATAAAATTTTAAAAACCGTTCAAACACTGAGCTCTGCAGTAGCCTTCATATCTGCAATTTTAATTGTCATAATACAACTACTACGATTATTGGACATACTTATACAACTGTGCGCACAGGATATAGGAGTACCTTACCAAGCGATTAACACAGAGCTAGCTTTACTAGGAGGCAACACTCTATCAGATTTACAAAATTCAACATCCACAATAGATAATACATACAAAGGTTTTAAATTTGAAATTTTACAAGATACAGCCAACAGCACTAAATATCCTTTACGGTATGCTGTGGGAAAAGATAAGTATGGTGTTATATTATTAAAGAGCGAAGCATCTTTCACTCCAAACCCAAACATACTAATAGATGAGTTAAAATTTATAATAGACAGAGACAACTTATCGGCGGAATAACAATTTAATAAATAACTATTTATAAACATGAAAGCATTAGATTTCAAAAAAATGATCAAAGAAGCTGTACGAGAAGTTTTTCAAGAAGAAATGCGTGAAATCCTAATCGAGGCTGTCAAAAGCCCTAAAGTCCCTGTAGGAACAGGAGGTTATGGCACAGTTACTGAAACAAAAGCCACCACAAGCACAATCTCAGAAGCCTCGAGGAGAGCTTTTAGGGAAATGATGGGAGGAGAGTTTACACCAGGAGCACAGGACACGTTTACATTCAACACAAATAACGTACAACAAGCTTATACCCCACCTCCAATGTCTACAGCAGGAGAAGGCAGCTCACTACCCCCAGGAGAAGTTAATTTGGATCAGATCTTAGGATTAATGAATAAGTAAAATGGCATTTGGAGCAAAACGCATACAACCGATAGATACTAGGCCAGGAACAGCTGTTGGTTTTTCTATTCCTTTTACAGGGAATACTGGGTTTAACTCCACGTATACGACAAGAGATGCTACAAAGACTAACCTAATAAACTACTTCTTAACGAACTCAGGAGACAGATACGATAACCCTTTATTTGGAGGAAACCTTCGTCAATTTATATTTGAGCAAATCCAACAAGATACTTTCGACGATCTCACATCAGATGTTCAAGCAAAGATAGCAGCAAACTTTCCTTCCGTACAAGTTGAACAAGTTTTAATCAACCAAACGAATCAAAACACAGACTACAACACTATCGTAGTTACAGTAAAATATAGCATAATCAACACAGGTACATCAGATACCCTACAAATCGCATTTGGATAATGGCAGTTAACAGAGACATAAAATACATCAATAGAGATTTCTCAGATTTTAGAGAAGCGCTGATTAATTTTACAAGAACATACTATCCAACAACATACAACGACTTCTCACCTTCATCTCCTGGGATGATGTTAATGGAGATGGCTTCCTACGTAGGAGATGTACTATCTTTTTACCTAGATAACCAAGTACAAGAGAATTATTTACAGTTCGCACGAGAAACACCTAATCTATTCCAACTAGCATATATGTTTGGGTATAAACCAAGAGTAACTCAAGCTGCGACAACAACAATCGATATCTACCAACAAGTGCCTGCATTGGCAGGATCTCCTGATTTTTCATATACTCTATACATTCCACAAAATGCAACAATAACAAGTACAACTTCCCCACTAACATCTTTTATAGTACAAGATGCTGTAGATTTCTCTGTATCCAGTTCATCCGATCCAACTGAAGTTACCGTATACACAGCAGTGGGAGGTAATCCTACGTACTTTCTACTAAAGAAAAGCAGAGAAGCAACATCAGCAACTATAAACACAACAACCTTCACATTTACAACACCTCAGAAATTCCAAACGATCGAATTAACAGGGGACAGTATAATAGGTATACTAGACATTACAGATAGTAATGGAAACGTTTGGTACGAAGTGGATTACTTAGCACAAGATGCAGTTTTCGATTCAATCAAGAATACGAATATAAATGATCCTAACTTCTCATCAGCAACCGACACTCCTTATTTGTTAAAATTAAAATCAACCCAAAGACGGTTCGTTACTCGTTTTTTAAACGATACAACATTACAAATACAATTTGGAGCAGGAACTACTGCCGACAATGATGCAACGCTAGTACCCAATCCAGACAACGTAGGATTAGGTTTACCTTTTGGACAATCAAAACTTACAACAGCTTTTGCTCCGACAAATTTTATATTCACAAATACATATGGAATTGCACCTAGCGAGACAACGTTAACAGTTAGATATTTGACAGGAGGAGGAGTTCAAGCAAACGTAGCCGCGAACACATTAACAGTTTTTCAAGGAACTAGATCATTTCTTAATACGCAAAATAACACCGCACTAGCTAATGCGATATTTCAATCACTAGCAGTAACAAATCCAACAGCAGCTGTAGGAGGAGGTGATGGAGATTCAATAGAAGAATTGCGCATGAATACCATGGCAAGTTACAATGCTCAACTAAGAGCCGTGACTCAAAACGATTACCTAATCAGAGCACTTTCTCTACCTGCCAAGTACGGAGTAATCGCTAAAGCATATATCGAACCTACGAAGGCACAAAACCTAACTGTTGGAGAAATTCCATCCGTCTTAGATCTGTACATTCTAACGTATAACATTGATAAAAATCTAACATCAACATCGCAAGCATTAAAGACAAACCTAATCAACTATTTATCGCAATATAGGATTGTTGGAGACTCGGTTAGGGTAAAAGATGGCTTTGTGATTAATATTGGAATCGAATTTGAGATTATAACATTACCAAATTACAATAGTAATGACGTGTTAAAAAACTGTATTCAAAGTTTACAAACACAATTCAAAATTGACGATTGGCAAATGAATCAACCAATTGTTATGAGAGACTTGTATACAACTTTGGATAGAGTTGAAGGAGTGCAATCGGTAAAACAAGTGAATATAAGTAATAAAGTAGGAACTGCTGATGGGTATTCCCAATATGCTTACGATCTCCAAGGAGCCACGTTAAATGGCGTGATCTACCCATCATTAGATCCGTCGATATTCGAAGTAAAATACCCCAACTCAGATATAACAGGTAAAGTAGTAACTCTATAACAATGGCAATATACAAATTATTCCCAGAAAAGGACGCAACATTATATTCTCAGTATCCAACATCCAATACTGGAATAGATGAGATATTAGAAGCAAGTATAATTCCTTCTCAATATAACTTACTAACCTCACTACCACAAGCATCTCGATTTTTAATTAAATTCTCACAACAAGAAATACTCAACATCAGCTCAAGTTTGATAGCAGGAACATCTATCTTCTCAGCGAGTCTAAAATTATATGCAGCCAACGTAACAAACATAAACCAAACAACTACCCTACAAATATTCCCAGTATCAGGTGCTTGGAATAACGGAACGGGTAAGTATGGAGATACACCAGCTACAACAAACGGAGTTAGTTGGTTATATCGAAGTTTTGATGGATCTAATGCATGGTCAACAGCATCCTTCACAGCAGGAAGCACAGGATCATTCCCTTCAACAAATCCAGGAGGTGGTACTTGGTACACTACAGCAGCCTATACAGCATCTCAGGTATTTGAGTATGCAAATCCTACAGACATTAATGCAAACGTAACAAATACAGTCAATGCTTGGTTTAATAGTGCAATTAGCAACGATGGATTTATTCTAAAACAGCAAGACGAGTTTATAGATAGTAGTAGTTATGCTGCTACTTTGAAATTCTTTTCAATAGATACAAATACAATCTACCCACCTTGCTTAGAGTTAAAATGGAGAGACTTTGCTTATAACACTGGATCAAATCCTACGATAACAGGAAATAACATCTACATTAGTTTAGAAAGCAATCCAGGGTATTTCAATACACAAGCTGTAAATAAGTTTAGACTGAACGTAAGGCCAAAATTCCCAACAAGAGTATTTCAAGTAGCACCTATATACACAAACAACTACTATTTACCAACATCGTCCTATTATGCAGTGCAAGATGTTGACACCAACGAATATATTGTGGACTTTGATAATACATTCACACAGATAAGTGCAGATACAACGTCATCCTACTTTACACTGTACATGAATGGATTAGAACCTGAAAGATATTATAAAATTTTGATCAAAACTATTTTGGAAGGTAGTACTTATATTATAGATGAGAATTATTATTTTAAGATTGTTAAGTGATGCAGAATATAGATCTTACTAAACAAGTTTTCCAAAAACGTCAATACACCAAAGTGGTGGATACAACGTTTTCACAATTAGTTCCTCAAACAGTGGAGTTAGTTGTATCGGCATCACTACCAACAGTAGATCAATTTTTTAGCTATTATAATCAACTATTTTACGATATTCCACAATTCGGTACAACAAATTCTCACCAATATCTAATTGAACAAAGCACAGCTTACATAGGCAATGTTCAATCCGATGAGGATGTGCAAGCGTTGCTAGATGAAATAAATGAGCTTAGATCTGAAAACCTGGAGTTAAATAGACAGGTAGCTCAAGCTCAAACTACTCAAACAAAGGAACAAGCAAAACAAGCATTAGATGCAATTAGTTAAGATAACGAATACAGATCCAACCCAGTTCGAAACCCAGACATACTCACCAGAGGATGTTGCGGTCATTACATCGTTTGAATTAGCTGAAACTTTTAACACTACGACAGATTACGTAGAGTATCACCTATACAACGGAGATCAAACATTCCTATACACAACACCAGACTCAACTACAACTAACTACAGGATCTACGATTCCAAAATATCTCTAGATCCAGAAAAAGATGCACTGGACACACAACCATCAGACGGTTTATATTACGCAATTTACAACTACCATACTAATCTAGTATACTCATCTAATACATCTACATTTTTCATAACTGAGATATCAAACGATCGAACTGAGATTCGTTTAGACACAAATACAATTTCAAACGAGCAGTTAGAGCTAGGAGTGACTCAAGTTCTTGAAAAAATAGCAAATGCGGAGTACTACTATGACTTTTTAGTCAACTTGGGAAGTAATCGACTACTAATTGCAAACAATATATTATTAGATACATCAAATCCTGATAACTATACTGTATTAGTTAAGCTATACGAAGCTTTACCATCTGATGTAGCAAACTTAACAGAACTGTGGTTAGTTGAGCAAGTAGCAGAACCAACAGCGTTTGTGATAGATATATCAACTATGTTGGAGGAGGTTGAGCAAGGAGTGCGGATAAAAGGACCTAACTTTAACCTACAGCTAAGTGATCAAGTAAGTAATCCAACAACACAGGCAAACTACACTACATTAGTAAGCTCAAATTCACAAACAGGAACAGGAAGTTTGCTGTACCAATTAAACAGCATCCTTCAAGAAAAGGGAATTACTCTAAACATTGATTATAGTGATTATACAAACTTTGTACACTTTTCTTCAATCCAAACTCGTTTAGAGAATTTTTACTATAAATTAACACTATTAGAACAATATCAAGCATCTGCTAGTAGAGCTACAACCAATAACATATACGTATCAGCATCAAATACAATACTACAAAATCAGATAAATGACATTTTAACAAATTTCGATGGATATGAGTATTACCTCTACTATGAATCGTCAAGTACGACATGGCCAAAAACAAACTCAACTCCACCGTATAAAAACAACTTAACAACCAATGGCGCAGCACAGACATGGCTAACTAGCCAACTAGTTTCTGCTAGTGCTTACGACGAGTTAAATAAAGATGCATTAATATACGCCATACCTTCCTATTTGAGAGATGATCCCGCGAATGCGCAATTGGAATTGTTCATAGAGATGTTAGGACAGCATTTTGATTTGCTATGGACATATACAAAAGACATTACCAACAAATACAATGCAGATAACAGGCTAGACTACGGAATATCGAAGGATTTAGTAGCAGATGCTTTGAGAGATTTAGGTATAAAAATATACCAAAATAACTTTTCAACTCAAAACCTATACTCCTCTCTACTAGGAATAACACCTTCAGGAAGCCTACTTAACATCCCTAATGCAACAACAACCTTGCCAGCAGGTACAGGGCTAGAATATATAAACACATTTATTACAGCATCTCCAACAAGTTCTCTTGTTCCTTTAGATGATGCCAATAAGGAAATATATAAACGTATTTTCCACAACCTACCGTATCTACTAAAGAAGAAGGGTACAACCGCCGGATTACGAGCATTGATTAACATCTATGGTATTCCCGATACTATTCTAAGAATTAATGAGTTTGGAGGTAAAGATAAAACTAACACAAGTGATTGGGATAATTGGCAGAATACTTTTAATTACGCTCCACAAGTAAGAGAGGCTTTTTTAACATCATCGGCAAGGTTACAAGGTGATGGATATATGCCTAATACAATCATGCTTAGGTTCAAAGCACCTTCTATAGTAACTGGCGATATATCTCCTTCTACACCTTATAGCATTCTCCTTGGAGGACAGCCAACACCAAATGCAGACTCATCAGCACTAGTACTAGAATACACAGGTTCAGGGACCACTTTACCACCCTACTCAGGATCAACTTTAGATCCTTATTATCAATACGCAACATTGAGGTGGATACCCAACAGCGGCAACCCGACGGTGTCAGCTAGTGTATATTTACCATTCTTTAATGAAGATTGGTGGAGTGTAATGTTAACCTTTTCAGAAGGCACAAATACTAGATTTGAGCTATACACGACTAGTTCGTTATTTGTAAAGCAAAAAGGAAAGTACCAAGGAGATAATTATATAAAATACCAAGCAAGCTCTTCCATAATCCAAACAACTGTAGTATCGGCGTGGTCAACTATCCACCTCAATCCACAATTATACACCATCAGCAGTACCGATTACATCAATTTAACAAATATACAATATCAAGAGCTCAGATATTATAATACGAAAATATCAGAAAGTGTATTTAATGATATAGTGATGAATCCTCTCTCGATTGAAGGAAACGAGTTATCAGGATCACAATCAAGTTATACAAGTCTTAGATTTAGAGCTCCCTTAGGTACTGATTTGAGAACAGATTATATCGAAGAAACAATACTAACCTCAATTCACCCAAGTGTAACAGGATCTAATGTGGGAATACCCACAGCATCTTTTAGTGACGGAACTTCAAGATATGCAATAATTAGCCCTCCAATATCCACAACAAATGTAGAATTTATTTACCAAGACCAACCCAATGCTGGTATAAAAATTCCAATTTCCGATAAAGTAAAAATCGGATCTCAAATACTACCTACAGGAAATACACTCTCACCTTATATTTCAATCCAACAAGACTTACCTATAAGTTCAAGTTACACAAAAGATATAAACTACATTGAAGTAGGATTTTCACCACAAGATGAAGTAAACGATGATATACAAGAGCAGTTAGGATTTTTCAACTACGGAGATTATATTGCAGACCCTAGACAAGCATCATCATCAGCAACATCTTATCCCGACTTAGATAAAATAAGAAATTACTACTTCCAAAAATATTACAAAAACAATAACCTATTTGATTATATTAGATTAGTGAAATACTTAGACAACTCACTATTTAAAATGATCAAAGACTTTACACCAGCCAGAGCAGGGTTAGCAACGGGTGTAATCGTTAAACAACACATCTTAGAGAGAAATAGATATAGAGCTCCGCA